CTTCCGATCTAGCTGGATATATCTTTAGTTCAGAGATAGGTGCTGAGCTATCTAACTCTAAGGTTATCTCTAGTAACTTTCAACTAATCTCTGAGCTTTATGATGAAGGTAAGAAAGAGGTTAAGGTTCTTAAAGCTAAAGAGAACCAATCTAAAGAGATACGTAACCTACCAGTATCAGCTCTGTTTATGGGTAGTAGCTCAAATATCCTTTATGATAGCGAGATAAAGAAGCAGTTTAAAATGGAGTTTAGCTCTAAGCTAGCTAGACGTAGCTTCTTTTACTTCTCTAAAGAGGAAACTGATAAGGTTCTACCTGTCTCAATAGATGACTTCTTAGCTAGAAAGAATGCTATTGATCTAGAAGCTCTTAAACTAAGAGAGAACTTCGATAGATACTTCTTGAAGCTATCAGCTAGTCAATTTGAGAAGCTAGGTAAGCCTATCACAGTATCTCAAGAAGTAGTCAATCTCTTTAATGTCTATAAAGAGTATAACGAGATAGTTAGTAAATCCATTCTGGAGCAATACCCTATATCTAAGATAGTTCGTATGCACTTGCAATGGAAAGCTTTAAAGCTTAGTGGAGCATTTGCTATCTATCACAATAGAGATGAGATACAGCTAGAAGATTATGTTCTAGCTTGCAACTATTGTGAGTTATTAGATGGTTGTATGCAAGAGTTTGAGAGAGAACTAAACAAAGAGCCTTATGAAGTCTTAGCTGACTATATGCACCAAAACCTAGTAGATAACAGATGCTTCTTAGATATTCATACTCTTAAGAAACTAGGTTTCATATCAGGTACTAGCAACCTAGAGAAGAAACTAAAAGAGATAGTTATTCTAGTATCTAGCTATGACCTATCTGGTATCTACAAGGCTTTAGAGAATGGTATAGAGTATACTGAGCTAATAAAGACTAATATTATAGGCATTAGCTACTTACCTTGCTCTGGTACTAAAGCTGAAAGAGCTAAGAAGTGTTCTACAGGGTTTGTCTATAGTGAGACTTCATTTGAAGCCTTAGCTGATATGCTCAAAGGCGACTATGCTTATAGTCCATTTCAGTTTAAGAATGGCATTAGAAGCAAAGAGAACCTAGTAGGAGATACTAAGTGGTTAGCTTTAGATATAGATCATTGTGATTTTACCTATGAGCAAATACATACCATACTAGGTAACATTAACCATCACATAGTGCAAACTTCTGATAAGAAGAACCTTTATAAGTTTAGGCTATTAGTAGAGCTAGATAGTCCTATTAATCTGCCTGATAGAGAGTTTAAGACATTTGTTCAGTCTGTATCTCAATATCTAGGATTATCAGTAGATCTAGTACCTAAGAGTCAGATATTCTTTAGCTATGCTAATAGAGAGATACTATCAGTAACTAATGCTAAGCCATTAGAAGTGAGATCACACTTACTGATAGCTAATGACTCTACTAATGAACCTTTTGTTCAGAAGGTAGAGAACCTAACTAAAGCACAACTAACTACTCTGTTAAATAATCCTACATCTACATTTGTATATGCCTATGAAGCTAAGCAAGGAGAGGGTAGTCTTAATCTATACAGAGCAGCTAAACACGCTAAGGACTTAGGTATGACAAGAGAGCAAATAGTTGAGTTGATAGAGGATATTAACAATTACTGGGAATATCCTATGGATCACTCTAGATTAGAAAATACAATATTAAATCAAGTGAGGAATTGGAAATGAGTACAAGATGTTATATAGGCAAACTAGACGAGAAATCTAATGATGTTAAGTTTATCTACTGCCACTTTGATGGTTATCCTGAGTATGTAGGGTATATGTTAGATACTTACTACAAAGATCACGGTAAGGTAGAAGATCTACTAAATCTAGGAGATATATCTTGCTTAAAAGAAAACTTACAACCTAATGGGGATCATAGTTATGAGAACCCTGAAGAGGATGTTACTGTGGCTTACTTCAGAGATAGAAGTGAGAGGTGGGAAGATGTAGCACCTAAGCATACTCAGTTAGCTAACTACGAGAAAGATGATGTGATGATAGATTATAGATACCTTTATAAAGATGGTATCTGGTTTGTAGATGTAGAGAATGGTCTTAGCAGATGGACAAAAGTATCAGACTTACTAAAGGGCAACTAGCAGTTTATAACTACGTCTTAGATCCGAATAGTGAAGGTAGAATTATAGTTCTTAAAGGCATAGCTGGTAGCGGAAAAAGTAAAATCGTATCTGAGATAGTTAAAGACTATAAGGGTTCTGTTCTAGCTACTGCAACTACACATAAAGCTAAAAACAATCTCCAAACAGATATAGGTATTAAAGCATACACTACTCATAGTGCTTTAGGCTTCAATATGGTACGCAATGGCATAGAACAGTATTTAAGCGACGTTAGAGAGCCACTACAAGCAGATCTCTTAATAATAGATGAAATGTCTATGCTACCTAATAAAGTCTATCAGAAGGCTTTAAATGGATCGTATAAGCGTATCTTATTAGTAGGAGATGAATGTCAGTTACCAGCGATAGGTCTTAGAGCTGATATTAAGCCTGATGTAGAGTTCACTCTTACTGAGCAAATGAGACAATCAGCTGATGACTTAGTTCTACATAGCTATTTAGAGAGCCTTAGAAGCTCCATAAAGGCAAAACAGATGCCTAACTTTAGAGAAGGCTTACCTGAGAACATTTTGCTTTACAGCTCACATAAGGACTTCTGTAGGGCATATCTAGATTGCACTTTAACTAAAAGGATACTAGCTTATAGTAATAGCTGTATAGATAGCTATAACAGAGCTTTAGCTAGTGATGATCTATACTCTGTAGGAGATCTATTAGTATTAGATAAACCTATAGGCTATGCCAAGAATGGAGACATAGTTGAAGTATATGAAGCTAGTCAAGATACTAATAGTATATGGCATATACAAGCTATCAGTAATGAGGGAGAAACTCTTAGCTTCAAGGTAACTAAGAATAAGAAGCAAGAGAAGTGTATCTTAGATACTACTCTTAGAGATGATCCTGATAGCTATTGGCAAGTATCTGATCAGTATATGCACCCTAAGCACATATATGCTAGCACTATCCATAAAGCTCAAGGTATGACCTTAGATGAAGTCTTCATAGATGCTACAGACGTATTTAAACAACTTACTAGAAAGCCTACTAAGTATAACAATTACAACAGACCTATCAGCATAGAGGAGTTTCTCAAACTAATGTATGTAGCTATATCTCGTATGAGGTATAAAGCTCATCTTTATGTAGGAGAAACTAGAAATTATAAATATCTAAAGGACAAGAAATGAACCCAATGTTAGAGAAAGTATCTAAGATGCTAGATGACTTAGCTATTAGCATTAGTTTAATTAAGAATACTATAATGCAAACAGCTAAAGGCAACATAGTTAAGGATATTGAAACTGAAAAGATACAGCCTATAATTGAAGCTAAACAGGTTAAAAATATCTTTACTAATAATGAGCAAGATCATTCGTATAGGTTCTGGAGTGAAACTGAGTTAAATGCTATTCACGCAGCAGCTAAACCTACTACACCACCATCACAGAAGAAATTGTCATACCTATTAGGGATAGTATCTCATAATAGAACTGAACAATCAGTGGTAGCTATGGTGTATAGACTAGGCTACTGCGTTAGGAAAGGGGTAGTACTAGATGCAAGCTATAGAGTTGCTAGAAGACCTAGTGCCTTATGATGATCCTATGCAAGAGGCATATTACTACTATAGTAGTTTAGAGGAAGGATAAACAGATGAAACCAATGAACTATCAGGAGAACTATGAAGGTTTATTACCAGAAGGTGCTTTTAGAATAAGCCCTTCTAGTGTAGCAAAGTTCAACGATAAGAAGTGGGAATGGTATCAAGAGAATGTTCTTGGTAATAAACAATTCTTAGGTAATACAGCTTCAGTGCTAGGCACTTGTGTGCATAGAGTAGCTGAAAGCTATATTCAACTAGGTAAGGTAGATAAGAGTGAGATCTATGCTTATATCGCTTCTATGAAGGATAATCCTGATGTAGATGATGATTATGTAGCTAGTCAATTCGTCCCTATGGGACAAGCTCTTATCGACTATCTAAGGGTATTTGGGATACCAGAGAGAAGTGAAGAGACAATTATCACAGAACTAGAAGGAGGTGTATATGTAGGTGGCACAGCAGATGCAGTCATAGGAGATACTCTAATAGACTTTAAGACAACGTCTAAGACAAGTATCGAAGAAGGTTATATACCTAATAACTATAAGTGGCAATTACTAACTTATGCCTATATCTATAGGAAACTAGGTGTAGATATTAACAGAGTGAGAATAGTATGGATTACTAACAATATAGTTGGTAGGATAAGTGAAAAGACAGGTAAGCCTTTGAAGGACTATCCAGCTCAAGTTATACCTTGCACACATTGTATAACTGATGAAGATATGAAGTTCATAGAGGATTATCTAAAGCTCATAGCAGAAACCTATCTAGCTAGTAAGAAGTATCCAGAATTGACATATCTACTATATTCAGACTATAGGTTAAAAAATGATATTTGATATCTATAGTATTGAAGATCCTAAAGAGGATAGCAGTGTAGAAGATATGTTTCTAGATCATTCTCTAGAAGTAGTTTACGAAGGTTCAGCAACTACTGAAGACATTGCTTGGCAAATAGTCTTCTTAGTTCTTAAACCTAAGTTCAAAAATAAGATATTCAACGTATATGAGAGGAGAATAAATGAGTAAAGCTATTAAGCTATTAGTTAGCGGTTATGAAGCTAGTGGTAAGAGTACTTTAACCAGTCAGATTAAAGATGCTCTGATAATTAACTTCGATAGGAAAGAATACCCTTTCTCAGTACCTCACGCTAACTTTAAAGATTACAGAGGTATGAATAGTGTAACTGACTTCATTAACGAGAAAATAGGAGCTTATAAAGAGAAGTTCAAGAAGTATCCTAAGTTCATAGTTATAGATACTGTTACACAGATGTATGCTGCTATGGCATACTACAATAGTGTTAAATACAATGGCTTTGATATCCATAAGCAAAACAACCTAGATACAGCAGCATTTAATGCCTATATCGAAGATGTCTTATTACCTAATGGAGTATCAGTAGTAATAGTAGGACATACGATTATCAACGAGAAGACTGGATCACATACTATCCCAGCTCAGGGTAACTTTGCTCAACACGGCAGTTGGAGTTCAGTAGTAAATGACTCTATCTTCATCGAGAAATCGTCAGGTAAGCTAATAGTCTATCTTAAAGCTCTAAAGCTACCAGCTAGGACTACTCTTAAAGAGATACTAGGTAAAGATACTACTAAGGTAGATGAACTAAAAGTACCTATGGCAGAGTTTGATATTAACAAATATCTAGATCAATTAACATCAGCTAAAACAGAAGCTGAAGAATACATTTTATAAGGAGACACAACAATGGCATTTTTTAACGTAGAGAAAACTCAAGAGGCAGTAAAAGACTCAGGTGGATCATATATTCTACAAAGTGGTATGTATCCAGTAAAGATTAACTTCGCAGCAGTAAATGTTAATGCTCACGGAGCTAGGAGTATAGACTTTAACGTAGATTATAAAGGTACATCTAATACTCTATATGGTCTTAAACTAGACGATAATCAAGGTAATGAACACTTCCAAAGAGCATTGTTTAATAAGCTATGTGTCATAGCGGGATTTGATACTATCTACGATCCAGTTAAACAAAAACACGTAGTAGGTAAAGACCAAGTAGAGAAAGAGTTTGATGTCCTAGATCAATTCTCTGGTGTAGAGGTTATCGTTAGAGTTAGAGCTGTCTATTCAGTCTATAATGACGAGATTAAGCAAAAGTTTGAGATAGCTAACTTCTTCAGAATTGAGGATAAGGCTACAGCTAGTGAGATTATCTCTGGAGCTAACTATGGTAAGCAATATGAGAAAGAGGAAGCTAAAGCATCAGAGAGTACTTATCAGAATAACCTAACTGAGGATGAAGTCAAAGCTTGGTTAGAAGCTAGAAAGAAAGGTACTCCTGCTGATAAAGTGAAGGTTAAAGAGACTGCTCCAGCAGTTAAGAACCCTTTTGCTGACTAATGATAGGAGCTATAGATCCAGGAGCTAATGGAGCATTAGTGATACTCCATAGCTCTGATGTATTCACATTTGTGGATTATAAAGCTAAAGGTATCAAAGGCTATATAGAAGCTCTTAAGGATTATCCTTTGCAGCTATTAGGTATAGAGTTAGTTCATTCTATGCCTAATCAAGGTGTAGCTTCTACATTCAGCTTTGGACAAAGGTTTGGAGAGCTAATAGGTATAGCTGAAGCTTTAGATATACCCTATGAGTTAGTCCAACCAAGACAATGGCAGAAGTATCTAGGGCTTAACAAAGCTACTAAGCAAGAGATAGCTGAAGCCGTACTACAGATATATTCTAATGCAGAGCTTCTAGGTAAGCGTAAAGGCTTACTAGATGGCAGAAGCGATGCTTTAGGTATCCTACACTACATAAAGGAGAAGTTATGATTTTAAACAAGAGATACGAGTTTGCTAAGCTAGTTAAAGAGAAAGCTGATCTACCAGAGATAGCCATAAAGGATATGTCTGTGCTAATAGAAGCTTTCTGCGATACTGTTCTAGAGCAACTATATGCTGGTAATACAGTTAGTATCAAGGGATTTGGTAGATTTGATGTTAGACCTCACAATAAGACAAAGAGACGTATCAAGTTCACAGCTATGCCTTCTGTGAGAAAGATGTTCAATGACTGAGCTAGAAGAAACTCTATCCCAGAGAGGTAAAACTCACGGAGACTTTGCTACGAATAGTCAATTAGCTCAGGAGCTAAAGAAGCTAGTTAAGAAGAACATCTCTAAGAAAGCTCCTAGCTATGTCTTAGAAGCTGTCGATATGATATGTCATAAGTTAGCTAGACTATCTTGTGGAGATACTTTAGAACCAGATCACTGGAAAGATATTGCAGGATATTCTTGGCTAGTATATGAACAGCTCAATAGAGGCATTTCTAAGCCCGTAGAGAAGAAATTAGAGTCTGACTTAGGTATTGATATGTCTTTGCTCTATCATCTCTTAGATCAAACGCTAGCAATAGCCAGTAGTGAAGTTATGCCTAAAGAGCAAAGAACTCTTGATTATATAATGACACTTTTACCTAAAGGTGTCTCTGAGGATCTAGTAAAAGAGAGAATGAACCATTTAAGTCTTACTTTAGATAAAGATAGTATAGTTACTCCTGTTTCATAGAGATCCTATTTATGAGAGAAGGTCTTTACGTTTTTCCACCTTCTCTCTATTATGGTCAGATAATGACCAACCATTTATTCTGCCTCACTGAGTAAATCTCCCAGTCTTCTCGTTTCGTCAGCTAAAGACTGGGAGTTATTTTCTAAAACAATTTCTTCAATGCTACTAATGGATTAGTAATAATCAAACCATCAGCTAAATCATCGTAGATCTCGTCTATATCTGTTACACCTGGTATTCCAAAGGTTGTATCATAGTTCATAAACTTCCTAAAGAATATAGCATTTAAAGGCGAAGAGATAGGTATTCCCATTAGCTTCAATGCTCCGTGTAATAACATTGTACTACCTAAGCGTTTATCTAATAGATCTGTTGAGATATGCGATTGAACTCTTAGCCAGTATTTTGTAAATCTAGCAAAACCTATATCGTTAGCATACTTTAATATCGGATGCTGAGCTGGAGTATAGTTAATGAATGCTCTATCTAATAGGTCAAACATATCTTGAGGTGTTAAATTATCTGTAAGCTTCATGTGTTTGTATAAAGCATACCTAGCTACTAGGTCAGAATATTTAACTAATGAAGCATAGGCACTATGTAATGTAGTTCCTTCATTTACCATAACTACATCAAAGGCTTCTCTGAATGCTTGTGGAACTCCTACCTTGTTTAAAGACTTCTCTATAGCTCTATCGATATAGTCTTGTTGCTCTTCAGTCTTAGGTAGATCTTCAGCTATATCAGAGATAAGTCCTTTCTTATCAAACCCATATATAGGGTTGCTTTTCATCTTATTTCTGATCTTAAGTAGGTTAGCTTCAGCTATTGCTTTCTTTCTAACATCAGTAGCTAACTCTATATCTTTTTTAAGAGTAACCTCTTTCTCTTTTAGATAGTTATATGCTTGAATATACTGAATACCCTCTGCATAATACTTCATAGAAGTTACTGGATCTAATCCAAAGGTAGTTAATACTAGCTGGTTAGATGCTAAGTTACCTATGATAACATCAGGGTTAGTAAGAACTATCTTCTGAGTTACCCATTTACCCATCTTGATTATCCCATACTCCATCATCTTAGCTACTCGTCTGAAGTATGCTAGAGGAACTATTCTCTTAAATGTATCAGTATCAGTTAATCTGAAATCTCTGCTACCTGCTATTGAAGCAAACTGGCTAGCTTGAACATAGATACCTTGATCCATACCTTGTAGGCTATCTTGAATGTAATCCTTAGTAGTACCTGGTATTAAATCCCATATCTCTTGTAATTGAACTAAGTCAGACTCTTTCTTAATCTTAGGATTGTGAGCTTTGATACCGTCTGGTCCTATGTAGATAAACTCTTCTTTACCCTTATTCTTATGGTAATACTCTTCTAGATCCTTTAGTATCTCTTTATTATGAGCTTCTGATTGAACTCTATCCATATATCTAGTGATAGCATTAGGTAGAGTATCAAATAGATCAGTATTAGCTATCTCTAGTTCTTCTTTCTGTTTCTGAGATAAGAGTAATCTATAATCTACTATCTGTCCTTTAGCATCGAATACTGGAACAAACTCTTCAGACTGATTTCTATTATCTCTCTTTAGCTTACTAATAAAATCTGCTACGATAGCTTGCTTCTTAGCTGTAGTTTCTAAAGGATACATATTATTTACAGCTGATTGGATAGTCATACCTCTTGAGCTATTAGATGTAGTCCTGATAACACCTCTGTTGAACTTAGGTTGCATATTAGTTGTTGAGATATACATACCTAGTCCTTGACCACCAAAGTTAAATACCTTAGCATAGTTCTTAACTAGCTTATAGCCATCTGCTTTTAGCTCTGCTTCTTCAGCTATAGGTGCTACGATAATATCTACACTCTCATTAGTTCTAGTTCTAACATATCCTTTAACTTCATTAGAGATTACACCTTTAGTTAATAGTTCATCTTCTAAACCTTGCTTAGACATCTTGTGCATATCGAAGGCATTAACTACACCAGCATTAGTTAGATCACTCTCATATAGCTCTCTAAAGGTAGATAAAGTCTTATCTGAAGCATTTACTAAGGCTCTTAAAGATATTAGCTTATCTAGCTTCTGAGCTAAAGCTGATATGGTCTCTTTATCTTGACTTATGATCTCGTTGTCATTTTTAAGTCTATTATCTACCACATCTGGGAGTGTTAAACATTGTGCTATGTTATACGCATTTAGAAGCATATTAGAGCTAATCTGACCTTTACTAATATAATCAGCCAGCTCTTGTGTCTTTTCGCCATAGTAAGCAAGTATTGAAGCCCTACGGTTATTGTTACCAGATACTAAATAATTAGACATATTTTGAGAAAGATCATTTAGAGTTTCTCTAATTTCAGCTCTAATTCTATCTCTAGTTTGAGAGTTAGTCCTACCTGCAAAATATGTAGGATATAAGCGATTAATCTCACTATCTATAGCTCTTAGGTCATAAACTTGTATTATCTTACCTAGCTCTTTGCTTTCAGTAGGTGTTAAATCTCTACCAAACTTACTCTTTAGCTCTTTTTGTAAGCTAGTATGTAGCATTAATCTCTCTTTATCTAGATTAGCTGACTTAGCTAGTAGTTCATTTACCTTTCTCTTAGCGTCATCTAGGGTAGATATGTTTGACAATGTAGTAGCTAAGAAACCATTAGGAGAGAAATCAAAGTCATTAACT